AGTATGTCTGGTGGATGGATCACCCAGAAGGTAGAAACTGGGGTGCGCCTGCCTCAACTGCATTCGATGGCACAGAAGCGGACGGTCAAGCAACTGGCCAAGACCCTCTAGTCATGGATTTAGATGGTGGTGCCCTTGATACTCCGTCAACCGGCGACCTGCAAGATGCATATAGCCTGTTTGCAAACAAAGAGATTGTCGATATTTCGCTTATTCTAACAGGTGGTCACGCGGCGGCAGTAGTAACTCACGCAATCGATAACGTAGCATTAGCTCGTCCAGATTGTGTAGTATTTCTATCACCACCTCTTGCCGCAGTATATAACAATGCTGGTAGCGAAGCTGCCGATGTTGTTGCATATCGTCAAGAAGATATCAACCGCAACACTTCATATGCAGTTATGGATTCTGGCTGGAAACGCCAGTATGACCGCTATAATGATGCATATATCAATGTTCCTTTGAACGCCGATACTGCTGGTCTTTGTGCCCGCACAGACCAAACAAATGATGCTTGGTGGTCGCCTGCTGGTTTCAATCGCGGTCAACTCAAGAATGTTGTTAAGTTGGTTTGGTCTCCGAATCAGACAGAACGCGACACACTTTACAAGAATGGTGTTAACCCAGTAGCTACCTTCCCTGGTGAAGGCACTCTACTTTATGGTGATAAGACACTTCTTGCTAAGCCAAGCGCATTCGACCGTATCAACGTTCGCCGTCTATTCATTGTTCTTGAAAAGGCTATCGCAACTGCGGCTAAGTATCAACTCTTTGAGTTCAACGATGTCTTTAGTCGCGCACAGTTCCGTTCGATGGTTGAACCATTCCTACGTGACGTTCGCGGCCGTCGTGGTATCTATGACTTCCGCGTTGTTTGCGATGAAACAAACAACACTGGCGAAGTTATCGACCGCAACGAATTCGTTGCTGATATCTACATCAAGCCAGCACGTTCGATCAACTTCATCTACCTGAACTTTGTTGCGGTTCGTACCTCAGTATCGTTCACCGAAGTTGGCGCCTAATAACCCGACTAAATAGAAATAGGAGATTTATAAATGGATATTTCAAAGTTTAAGGGGTTACTAGGGGCTGGTGGTGCAAGACCAAACCAATTCCGTGTTATTCTAACATTCCCAGGCTACGTTAATTCGGTGCCTGATACAGAATACTCGCTACTGGTTACTGGTGCGGCACTTCCTGCGTCAACAGTAAACCCAACAATCATTCAATATCGCGGCCGCGAAGTTAAGTTGGCAGGTGAGCGCATCTTTGATCCGTTCACAATCACAGTTGTCAATGATACTAATATGTCGCTTCGTCGCCCATTCGAAGAGTGGATGAATGGCATGAACGATTTAGAAGCCAACACTGGTATTCTAAATCCAATCGACTATCAGGTCGATATGTCAGTTGAACATCTTGATCGTAATGACGACCCACTTATGACTTATGTTCTTTATAATGCTTTCCCGATTAACATGTCGGAAATTGGTTTACAGTATGGTCAGAATGACGTAATTGAAGAGTTCACAGTAACCTTTAACTACTCACATTATCTGACTGCATAATTCCATCCAACTAGGATAATTTAATGCAGATATTTGGTTATAAAATTGAAAAGTCTACGGCGCCACAAACTGAGAAATCATTTGTGGCGCCAACGGACGATGGTGGTGTAGAAACTATCAGAGCCGGTGGCTACTACGGTACATATATCGATATCGATGGTACCGCAAATAATGAAATAGAATTGATTCGTAAGTATCGTGATATTTCTATGATGGCAGATATTGATACTGCTATCGACGATATCGTAAATGATTCAATTGCAAATCTTGACGACGAAGTTCCAGTAAAAATTGACCTTGATGAAGTAGATTTGTCAAAGAACATTAAAAAAATGGTGCAAGCTGAATTTGAAACCCTTCTCAATATGTTGGATTTCAATCTAAGAGCGCAAGATTACTTTAGACATTGGTACATTGACGGAAGACTATTCTTCCATAAGGTTGTTGATACTGCCAATCTAAAGAAGGGTCTAACGGACATTCGTTATATTGACCCAAGAAAAATTAAGAAGATGAGAGAGATCCTTAAAGAAAAGGATACAAAAACGGGCGTAGAGTTCATTAAAGAGATTAAAGAATATTTTATCTACAATGAACGCGGTTTAGTTCCAAACAAAACTTTCACGCCAGCTGCCTCACTATCTTCTACCGCCGGTGCCACCATGCGCATCGAAAAAGATTCTATCTGCTTTGTGCCTTCTGGCTTGAAGGACATGGACAGAAACATGCCGCTTTCTTATTTGCACAAGGCTATTCGCCCAGCAAATCAGTTGCGTATGATGGAAAATGCCGCAGTCATCTATCGTATCACTAGAGCGCCAGAGCGCCGTGTATTCTATGTTGACGTTGGTAATCTTCCAAAGATTAAAGCCGAACAGTATCTCAAGGGTATCATGAACCAGTATCGTAACAAAGTTGTTTACGACTCTCAGACTGGCGAAATCCGCGACGATAAAAAGTTTTTGTCAATGCTTGAAGATTTCTGGTTGCCACGCCGCGAAGGTGGTAGAGGCACACAGATTGAAACTCTACCTGGTGGTCAGGGTCTAGGCGAAATGGGAGACATTGAATACTTCCAGCGCAAACTATATCAAGCGTTGAACGTTCCTATGTCAAGACTAGAACAACAGACTGGTCTAAACTTTGGTCGTGCCGCTGAAATCAATAGAGACGAGTGGAAGTTTACTAAGTTCATTTCTAAACTACGCCGCCGTTTCACACTTCTATTTGATGACCTACTAAAGACACAACTTATTCTCAAGGGTATCATTACTGAGGCCGACTGGGAAAAGATGAAGTATGATATCAAGTATGTTTTTGCAACAGATGCTTTCTATACAGAATCCAAAGAACAGCAAATCCTACAGTCAAGAGTTGAAATCTTGCAAGGTGTTGCGCCGTTTATCGGCACAATGTATAGTAAAGAATACGTTCAAGAAAATATTCTTAAATTGTCGGATGACGAAATTGAAGAGATTAAAAAGCAAAATGATGCAAGTCCTCCTGAAGTTTCGCCGCCAGACTATTCACCACTAGAAGGCGAACCTCCAGCAGAGGTTCAACAGCAAAATCAAGGACAAGATGATGGACAACAGTAACATTAGTGACTTAATAAATAACATTGAAAGCGGCACTTTTGCAGATGCCGAACAAGTTTTTAATGATATTATGGACCTTAAAGCAGGCGAACATTTAGATCAAATGCGACAAGATATGGCAGCCGGAATTTATAACGACACGCCAGAAGATAATGATGTCGAAGATTTCGACCACTACGAAATCACCGACGAAAATGACCATGGCGATTTAGAAGAAATAGAGGACACCGATGACGACCTATAAGCAACTTCAAGAGCGCATCAACATGGCGAAAGCCAAGATGGGTGATGTTATCAAGGACTTCCAGGACTCCGATGCTCCTCAATTCAAGGGCAAGTCGGACGAAAAGCGCCGCCAGATGGCGATTGCTGCTAAGTTGTCAAACGAAGAAGTTGAAGAGCTAGACGAACTTTCCAATTCAACTATGGGTTCTTACACAAAGAAAGCCGCAGCCGACTTTGATGCTCGTAAACCAAAGATGGGGTATGACGGTCAACTAAAGAAAATGCAGAATCGCAAGGTCGGTGTCAACCGCGCTCTTGATAAGATGTATGGTGAAGAAGTTGAACAGACCGACGAAGGTTATCACGTAATGCGTAATGGTCAATCAATCAGTTATCATCAAGATAAAGAATCGGCTGACAAGCGGGCAAGCGCCTCTAATATGCGTGGCGGTTCTAATGCTACCGTTGTTAAAGATGAACGCGGCGTTAAAGAAGAACTAAAGGGCGACCAACATAAGATTGACGCCAATAAGAATGGCAAAGTTGACGGACACGATTTTAAACTTCTTCGCGCTAAGAAGAAATAAGTAAAGGGAATAGTAAATGGCAACGAAAACGGTACTAAAGTTAACACAAGTTCACGGCGTGGTCAAAGTGCGCGGGACTGGGAACGCCACTATTGCCCTTGCTACTGACCTAAAGAAGTCATCTGAAACACAGTCTTCACCTAGAGTGAACATTCGCACACTTCACTGGGCGTTGTCAGTAGGCTCTACTGCTACTATTACTAGAGACAGCGAAGTTCTATATTATCTTTCCGGTTCAGGTAAGATGGAATTTATGGGATGGTCGGATAACGAAGAAAACGGTTCAGATATTGTTGTAGATTTTTCGTCAGGTACTGGCGCAGTAGTTCTAGAACTTGCTAAGGTTTCCGGTTATGGTTCACAACAACATCAAAATCAAGGAGACCTAGGCTAATGAAACTTATTACCGAAGTCAACGAACAAGTTCGTTATATCACAGAAGAAAAGAACGGTAAGAAAGCACTCTATATTGAGGGCGTTTTCCTGCAGTCCAACATTAAAAATCGTAACGGTCGTATGTATCCATCGGAAATCATGGGTAAAGAAATCAATCGTTACATGAAGGAAGCAGTAGAGAACAATAGAGCCTTCGGTGAATTGGGACATCCAGATGGTCCATCAATCAATTTAGATAGAGTATCGCACATCATTACAGAACTTCGTCAAGATGGCGATAACTGGATTGGTAAAGCGAAGCTGACAGAAACACCAATGGGCAATATCGCTCGTGGTCTAATTGAGTCTGGCGGTCAACTTGGCGTTTCGTCAAGAGGCCTCGGTACTTTGAAGGAAAACAGAGACGGTGTTCAAGTTGTGCAAGATGACTTTCATCTAGCAACAGCGGCTGATATCGTAGCTGACCCCTCAGCACCAGATGCCTTTGTTCGTGGCATCATGGAAAATAAAGAATGGGTAGTTGTGAATGGTGTTTGGACCGAACAGCATTGCGATATGTCCAAGAAGTATATTAAGAAAGCAAGTAAGAAACAACTCGAAGAAGCAAAGATTCAAGTCTTTGAACGTTTCTTGCGCCATCTTTCTTCAAAGTAATATTTTTATAAATAGAATATAAAAATCCATTTAGGAGACGCAAATGAGTGTAGAAAACAAAATCAGAGAGTTGCTAACTAAGAAGCAACTATCCGAGGAAGTTCTAGATGAGAAGGTTGCAGGTGATGCAACTAACCCTAAGCAGGGTTCTTCCGAAGACGCACCTGCTGCTGGCAAACTAGGCGCTGCCGGTGGTAAGGATACATCCATCCCAGCTAAAGTTGCAGGTGATCAAACACAACCTCGCCAAGGTGATTCCCAGGATGCTCCAATTTCCAGCGAACGTGATGAAGAAACTGATAATCCAGGTGCCAAGGAAGCTGCTCCAGTTTCCAGCAACCAGGCTACACTTTCTCAGGGCGGCGCAGGTAATGCACCTAACTTCACGACCCATAGTGACCCAACTTCGGTTGTAAACATGGCATCGTCAAAGGGTAATGTTCATCAAGAAGAAACAGAGGAAGAAGGCGAAATGATTGAAGAAGATTTCACTGCCGATCTTGCTACTCTCTTTGATGGTAACGAAGACCTATCAGAAGAATTCCGTGGCAAAGCATCGTCGCTCTTTGAAGCAATGGTAACTGCCCGTGTGGCCAATCAAGTTCAAAGCATCGAAGAAAGCCTAATTTCAGAAGCGGCTGAATTGATGGAAGAGTTCAAGGCTGACTTGACCGAGAAGGTCGATTCTTATCTTAACTATGTAATTGAAAAGTGGGTTGAAGACAACGCACTTGCTGTTGAAAATGGTCTCCGCACAGACATCGCGGAATCATTCATCAATGGCATGAAGAACCTGTTCGCAGAACATTATATTGATGTTCCCGAAGAGAAATATGATGTGCTTGGTGAAATGCAAGCCCAACTAGAAGAAGTATCTGCTAAGTTGGACGAGGCAATTGCTGCAAATGTAGAACTGCACAATAACAATGTAGACCTCATGAAGGAAGGCGTTTTCGCCGTCGTTGCTGAGGACCTTGCAAAGACCGATGCTGAAAAGTTTAAGTCGTTGGTAGCTGATGTAGAATTCGAGAACGCAGAAATTTTTGAAGAAAAGCTAAACGTCATCAAGGAAAATTATTTCCCAACTTCTAAGTCAACCACACTTGTGGAAGACAAGCTAGAAGACGAAGGCGTTGAAGTCTTAGACGAATCGACAGTCAGTAAGTATGTCCAAGCACTGGATAAGATTGCTGCTCAAAAGTAATTTTTTATAAATAAAAGATATTGACACACAAGGAGAAAACTAAATGTTTCTTTCAGAACAACTACAGAAGAAGTGGGAACCTGTTCTAAATCACGGCGGTCTCGGCGAGATTAAGGACAACTACCGTCGCGCAGTTACAGCCGTCGTTCTTGAAAACCAAGAAAAGGCCCTACGCGAAGAAAAGTCTGCACTTTTCGAAGACGCTCCAGCAAATAACATTGCTGGTTCGGGTGCATCAAACATCGACCGTTATGACCCAATTCTCATCTCGCTCGTTCGTCGCGCTCTTCCAAACCTAATGGCTTATGATGTTGCTGGCGTTCAGCCAATGACAGGCCCAACTGGCTTGATCTTCGCAATGAAGTCACGTTACAGCACCCAAGATGGCACAGAAGCCCTCTTCAACGAAGCTGATACAGACTTCGCAGGTACTGGCACTCACGCTGGTTCGAACCCGGTTGATGGTTCTTACACAACTGGTGTTGGTATTGCAACAGTTGATGCCGAGCAACTTGGCACTGACGGTGGCGATGCATTTGGCGAAATGGCATTCAGCATCGAAAAGACAACTGTTACTGCTAAGACACGCGCTCTAAAGGCAGAATACACAGTTGAACTGGCACAGGATCTTAAGGCTATTCACGGTCTTGATGCTGAATCAGAACTTTCGAATATTCTTTCGCAAGAAATTCTAAACGAAATCAACCGCGAAGTTATCCGCACAATCTACAAGGTTGCTAAGACAGGCGCTGCTTCAACAGCAACAGCTGGTACTTTCGACCTTGACGTTTACTCGAACGGTCGTTGGAGCGTTGAGCGTTTCAAGGGTCTTCTGTTCAACATCGAACGTGACGCTAACGTAATCGCACAAGATACCCGTCGTGGTAAGGGTAACTTCATCATCTGTTCGTCAGATGTTGCGGCTGCTCTAGCTATGGCTGGTGTTCTTGACACAGGTCGCGCCCTACAAGGTTCGCCAACTCTTGAGTCGGACGACACAGGCAACACCTTCGTTGGTACAATCGGTGGTAAGAAGGTTTACATCGACCCTTACTCAGCTAACACAGGCGCTGCTAGCCAGTTCTACGTTGTTGGTTATAAGGGCGCTACAGCATATGATGCTGGTCTCTTCTATTGCCCATACGTTCCACTACAAATGGTTCGTGCTATCGACCCTAACAGCTTCCAGCCAAAGATTGGCTTCAAGACACGTTACGGCATGATTGCTAACCCATACGTAACACAGTCGAACGGCACAACTGACGGTGATACATTCACTGCCAACCGCAACCAATACTATCGTCGCGTTAAGGTTACTAACCTTATGTAATCGATACCTTCCCATTAGAGGAAGGGTTGCAAGAAACTGGGGGGAGCAGAAATGCTCTCCCCTTTTTCGTTATAAATAATAGACGGAGAAAGATATGTCAAGACGAACTTTAGATAAACCTGCGACCTTAAATTATCTGAAACCAAATAGTTTTCAGTTTAATATCGACACGCTTCCTAATGTATCATTCTTTTGTCAGTCGGCAAACATACCTGCATTGTCAATTGGTAACGCATATATTGCCAACCCGTTAGTAGACTTCACTGTTCCTGGTACCAATCTTACGTATGATGAATTGACAATAAAGTTTATCGTCCAAGAAAACTTCCAAAACTATATTGAGTTGCACGATTGGTTAATTGGTCTAGGCTTCCCAGAAGAACGTGAACAATATAAACAATTCAAGCAAGCCAGAGGCGGAACTGAAAAAGGCTTTAGTAGCTCTGGCGATTATTCAGATGGAACATTGACCGTTCTAGATTCAGACCTAAATAAATCAATGGAAATTAAATTTATTGATTGTTATCCGGTATCTTTACAGGGTTTGGAGTTTGATATTAGTGATGGTAATGCGCAATATCTAACCGCACAGGTTACTTTTAGATATACGATGTATA